TTTCTTTCCTTTCGTTGTGTAGCCCTTCCTGGCTACATTTATAGTATAGCCCCCTCTACCGACTAAAACAAGCCGATAGGGAGTGAAATAGATTACATTCTATTTGAATACGACGAAAGGTTTACCAGTTCCACGCGCCTGTCGCTTAGCAATCACGATCCCGTTATAATCAAGCTCTGCCGCTCTACCCATCTCAACTGACGCCCAATTTTTAGCTATAACCTCTGTCTGCTTATACAGCTTCTTGATGCGCTGAAAGCGCTCAATGCGAACAGCCGCATCATCAGATGCTATAACCAACGCATCATCAATTTCAGGGTGCAACTCACGGACAGCCTCATAAATAGACATGTCGCCTTCTTCATCAGAGAAATTTGGCTCTACGCCAGACTCTAGAGAGGCTGCAAACTCAGAACATTCTAAACGCATGTTCTCTACGTACTGCTCGTCATACTCAATAACGTATTCACGAAATTGCATTGCGATCAGTGCAGCAACAACACATTTTTTAACGCCGGTGCAAAACATTTGTGCCTGCACCTGCGCGTAATAACCAAGAGGGATACCGTCAGCACCAGAGCCAGATGCGCCCCACTCTATGCCATTCATGGCTGTCTTGCACTCCAGAAGAGCAAATACCTCAGGGGATTTCTTGCCAACCTCAGGGATGACCGCAATACGGTCAGGTGTTGCGGTGATTACTTCGCGACTCCATGCTAGACCGTGTGGATTTATTACAGAAAATTCGGGGTGCTGTTGTGCGTACCATTTGGCGATAGCGTCTTCAAGAATGTGCCCGCGTTGAGCTACTTCCCTAGTAGGTGACTGACCATCAATATTGCCCTTCATCGTATGCCAAAGGGCGTATTTAGAGGTATATGGTGAGACTTTCAATATAGCCGCCACCTTAGAAGCGGTTATTTTCTTCATCCATTCTGGGCTACCTGGCTCGAGTGGCTGCTTTATGGCTTTCTTGCGGAGTTGGTACCATTTCATTTTCTTTTCCTTTCCTTGTATCTCTAGTATATCACCCTCTACCAGCTAAACCAAGCTGGGAGAGGGTGATATATGTCATATTTAGTTACGTAGTAGGCTTACTTGTAGTGAGGCAACAGATAAAATCGCCCGTTCTTCATATTCATGATTACTTCCTTTCTCGCCTTGACTTTTCAAAATCCATTCAGCAACACTCGATATGCATATCCTATGTATTCTATCTGCACCAGATTCTTTACTATAAAAATTACGGTTAGAAATCTCATTCAAAGCCAATATAGTTTTATCAGAAAGAGTGTACTTTACCCACCTACGATTTGACATGTCCACGTAGTCTAAAAGCTTCAATGTGTCGTCAATACCGTTTTTAAATGGTGCACGCCAAGCATATTTAATAATATTCCCAATATAAAACGGAAGTTCATAAATGAATGATTCTAGTGAATACCCGCCAATATTTTTGTAGTGGTTAGACAATTGGTCGCCTCCCAACCGCAGCAAGCCTTTCACGCCTAGCTATACGCTTACGCCGCGCATTAACCCAGGCGTCGTAATATTTCTTAGTCACCTAAAAGCTTCGAAACTCGTTAGGATCATCCTTGCGCTCTTCCCTTATCTGCCTAGACCTTTTTCTTACTTTGCAACGGTAGCAACCAGGAGTATACTCATTTATATTTATCCCACATTTTATGCATTTTTTTACACCAGCGGGCTTGTACCTAGGGTCATTTCTACTCTTCCATGTAGTATGCCTATTCTGGCATTGCCTACATCCCGGTGTCCTGCCCTCCCTTAAGATGCCGCATGTTCCGCAGTGGGTAGTGTATTCTTTTCCTGCCATTTTAGATTACCGCCGTTGCTACTAGTTTGAATTGGTGAAATTTTCTTACATGCGCATCAGATGCTTGCACGATACCTTGGCATGTGTTCATAGGTTTCATGGTGCCGCAAACACTGCAATCTGCGTACCATTTACCTTGATGCTTTCGTGACCGAACCTTTGCTTCATGTGTTATGCCGATCATGAAAACATTGAACACTAAACAGAAGTCTTGTATTGCCTGTGCAACGCTTGCATCTCGAAGCTTTCCTGTTGCCCCTAGTAAATCTTCTGTTGTGATCGCTGTTAGCTTGCGTATGCGTTCATTCGCTGCGAGCTTCTTAGGTAGCGAGAATTTCTTACGTGTAGCACCTGGCTTGAGTGCCTTTAGCGTGCGTGAGTGTCCTTGTTCATTGAAGAACATTTCGTCAATGTCTTTTGCTACCATGTAGCTTTTTCCGTCAAGTTCTGTTATGACTCGCAAGGTTTTCCCTGTGAACCTGTTTTGGAGTAGGTATCCTACTGTCATTTCTCTTTCCTTTCCTTGTATCTCTAGTATACCACACCCAACCAGCTAAACCAAGCCAGTAGGGGGTGAAATAGATTACATACTCCTGGTATTGCTCCATTTATCAACATCCTGCGGGTCGAAAAGGCGATGATTGCCAGAAGTCCTAAAAGATGGTAAATGCCCAGAGCTACACGCCTTACGCACACCGTTAGGAGTCACATCTTCCCGTAATGCTACATCCTGCACCGTCATTAGCGAGTGAATAATATTCTCTTCAAATTCAGGAGAGAAAAACTCACGAATCTTATCCACCTCATCATGCAAATCTTGCAGATGCCCAAAATTCTTGTCAGTCAATTCATCTGCGAGTAGATCAATATTTTTCAATGCAATTCTCAGGTCTTGCAGGTCAGCCATTTCTATTTTTCCTTTCGTATGGGCTAAAAAATATTTCTAGCCTCGGGTTGTTTCTGTCGATTCCTCCATGATGGAGGTGTGCGCCATCCAGGTACTCAAATGAGTCATCTGGCAGTATCCCCGCATCAACCATCCCATCTATAATAGCTTTGGCAGTGGGGTAGTAGTTCCCTGGATCATAGCGCCCGGCGCGCGGGCGGTAAATATACACATCGCACGCTATCGGTGGCTCTAAAGGTGGTGAGTCTTTCACTGACTCATAACCTGCCTGTCGCCAGTATTTAGATGATTTCTGCCTAGTGCGCCAATGCTCAGACATTAGCTTATTTATCGACAGCAGCGGGTGGCTATCCGGTATCTCAATGACTACTTTCATTAGGATACTTTACGCGTGGATACTTCGTAGTCCTCGACTATACAAAATTCATTGCCAACGTATGCGCGGTACACAGCCACCTCGACTAGGGCTAGATCATGTCCGTCTGGTACTAACTCAGCCAAACCTTTAGCAAGATACTTCTCCAAGGACTTGATAATTTCTTGGCGCCCAACTAACACCTGCTGCCAGTACTCGGACGAATCGAATTCGGTACCGTCTTTGACCTGCACTCGCGCAAGCCCATTCTTTATGAATCTTTCGGTGGCTTCTACTACCTTTTTGCCACTCTCGGTGTCTTTCACAAAGGGCATGTCTTCCAGTAGCTCAACCCATGCAGCTTTTTCGTCTTGGTGGTAGGTTAGGCTGATTGCGCCTTCGAGTGTTTCGCTCATTTTCTTCTTTCCTTTCGTTTGATACCTCAAGTGTATCATGCAATACCAGAAACAAAAACCCAGTATCGCATGAAATGCATCACATGCTCTCTAGTGCCTGCATCTGCCTATCACGCTCACGCTCAACCGCGCCGCGCCGCATAGAACCAGACTCGCCAACACCAAAGCTACGCACAAGCGCCCGCAACTCAGGAGGTGGTGGCACAGCTTTAGTTTCACGTGGCATACGCGGCGCTTCGATCACGCGCAAATTAACCTCACTACGCACAAAATCAGGCACCGCAGCATAGGCACGCTTCCACGACTCATAAACACGTAGAGCAATCTCATAGTCTTGCCTGTCTTCAGTCTCTAGCGAGTCATATTTAGCCGCCAGCCGAGAGCATTTACCGATTGCGGAATCAATCTCGGTTTTCATCTCCTGCCAGGTCTCCAGGATGTCCCCCGGTTGGAGTATAGATATGCGCCGTGTTGAATAAAGTCTCTTCTGCACCTCTCGGGCGTACTTGTCTGGCACCTCGGAACAAATCTCCGCCCACACAGACAAGATTTCATCAGGTAGCGGCTTTAGTCTCTGATCTAGTCCAGTGGCGATCGTGTAGAGCGCTCGCATTGTATTTAGTTCCATTGAGTGATTTCCTTTCGATTTTCTTCAAAGCGCTGTGCGGCGATTTGCGGGGCGTTTTTTAGTGCGGATAGGTCGTAACCCATTTGAGCTGCTTTTTGCTCCCATTCGGTCATCTGTGACTTCCGAGGGGGAAATACAGCCTGTAGGTCGTCCTCCCATCCGCGACGATTGAGCCAGGTTGACGGGTGCGGGACATATTTCAGCTCGGTGCCGCTCTGTGCGAATGCTGCTGCATATGCTCGCATGCCCTCGATAGCCTCGAATGACTCGCCACGACACTCTACAGCCCTCCAGGCGCGTTCTGCCGCCTTTTTTCCTACCCGCCTGGGAACTAGTGCCCAAAACGTCTCAAAGTCGCTTAGAGGGGCGTTCTGTGGCTTCTGAGGGGTATTTGCATTGGATGCCTGGATTACCTCAGTCGCTTTTCGCCAATGCTGGCGAGTGTCAGGTTTGATTTCCAAGATTGAATCAGTTCCGAGTTCATCACAATCAGTGAGCGCGTCAGCGCGTAACGGCTCTGTGACCTGAGCCACCTCAGTGTCACGGGGGACTATAGGGGGTAAATTAGTATTATTAATAACTTTAGTATTAAGAGGAGTAAGCGGATTTTCCGTCGACGGTGCAGCCGTCAACGGCAAACCCGTCAACGGCTCACTATGTGAGACGATCGGAAGCTTCGCAACCATGATCGAAACTCCAAATTTCCCGCCCTCACGAGACTGCGAAATCTCCAAATATCCAAACCCGCACAGCTCGTCGAGAAGCGATTTGAGTCCGTCGCGCCCAATAGGCGATGCTGCGAGCAACTCTTGACGCGATAACGAGTAACCTGGCTTCTGCGAAACGATAAAAGCCATAAGCCCGCGTGCGCCCCATGAGAGCCTTGAATCGCGCAGTATTTGGTTGGGAATCATGGTGAATGAGTGTTGGTAGTCGAAATGGTGTATAATATTCACCGGGACATCCTTTCCGTTTCTTATTTTCCTTTCCGGAATTGCCCTCAAAGCCTTTTGCTTTGGGGGCTTTTTCGTTATCCAGTATAGCACTTAGGTGTAGGAAGATACACCTTATATGTATGTGATGATAAGCACTGCGAATCAGCTTGCGTACAGACCCATGTAATGCCATGATTAAATACATGAAATACATTCTGATCCACGCCTACACATTAGAGCACCTGGCGCAAAAACTCACCAAAGTATTTCGCCAGCACGGCAAATATTGCTCATACGCAACCGCTAAAAAGATAGCCGAAAAGTACACAACCATCGCAGGCAACGGCTTGAAAACAAAAGAGCGAGGATACGCACGGGCAATGAAATTCATCCTGCACACATCCATAGAAAACCTAATCGCCGATCTGCGATACGAAATCGCACAGCAGAGGGTGGTACGGTTCGATGCGTAAAATATCTCTAAGAACAGTTCAAAAGCTTACTGAGGCAAATGAAACACTTGTGCTCTTGGTTCCATTCAATGTTTCAGATTTTTCATCCAAGGAATATTCAAGACTAGTAGACGCTCTAGGAAAGGTAGATTTTCTGCGTTCGCACTCTAGCCGCCTAACCATCCGTTTAGCCGCCTGGGATGCCGTAGAAGCCGCATTCGATGGCTACAGAGTGCGAGTAATCCCAGATGAGAAACAGCCAGCAGAAAAATACGCAGACATTCACTTCTCAATCGAGGCGAAAGATGAGTAATAAAAACATTCTCCACCACGTAATTACCGTAAAAATCATAGGAAACACAGCCGCGTTAGACACATCACGTCTATCACAGGCAGCATTCAAAAACGCTTACGCGCACTACTCGGCAATTGCGCAGGTGCTCGATGAGTATGACATGCCGCGAACATCAAAGATCGTATGGCGCACACAGCGAGTAGAAGACCTCATAAATATTGCGCTTGAGAGATACGGAATGCAGGTACAACGCTCTAAAACAAAGCTAGAGTGGGTGGCTACAAATAGGTATGACATGATTATTCACCTGATTCTAGAAGAGAAAGACAATGGGCAGTAAACACGAGCCGCCTTATCTACTATTCAGGTTCGATCACAAAGAGCTTGTGGTACTTTACAGGCGCAAGCAAGATGAAGACAGGATCATATACACATTCCGCAGGTTAGCTAGTGGTGCTGTCGAAATATTCACTCGACACGGCGATATGAAAAACAAGCCAGTAACCGCAGCAACATTTGAGCTACCTGAGGAGGGTATAGCGGAAGCCATAGTCACAATGACCGATGCTAGTGGATATGTTGATATTCTCAGCGTATTACCTTGGGAAGCTGATGTTATTGAAGGCTTGCCTGCTGACGTAGATACACTGATTCGGGAACGCATTCCGGGATACTATAACTAAATATGACGCACTTCACCCCCTACTGGCTTGGTTTAGCTGGTTGGGGGTGGTATACTAGAGATACAAGGAAAGGAAAAGGAAATGAAAAAAGCAATCATCACCGCAATAATCATTAGCACAGTAGTCATAGCTGCATCAGTAATCGTATGCACCCCAACCCTATCAATAATGGAGTTCGACGCAGAGCAAATGGCATACGGAATCTTCGCAATGGCAGCAGCAGCACTAGCCGCACGCGAATACGTCGCATGGAACACAAGAAAGGAAAAGAAATAATGAAAATCACCGAATACTGCTACAACCTCCTAGTAGGCATGTGCATGCTCCTGTTCATCGGCTTCACAATCTCCGCAATCTTCGGAAACTACTTCGCAGCATTGCCCGCGATCCTGTTCTTCGTAATCCTAAAACTCACACTCTAGAAAGGCGCACTCATGAAAATCACCAAAAATATTGCAACCTTCGGCTGGGTAATGCTCGGGGTATCCGCATTCCTGCTATGTGTAAACATCCTATCAGCAATGATCGGAGAAACACTCTACGCAGACATGGCATATGTTGCAGGAACAGCCATTATAGGATTAGCCCTACTCGTACCGCACGCACTAGCTGTGTATATGCAATATAAATCACACCGAATCGAGTACCAAGACGTAAGATTAGCTGATATACTGGATTAGTACCAATAAACAAAACTATCTATAATGGATTCAGGTATTGTTTTCTGGTTTCCGGACGAAACAAAATTATCCCCCGCACCTAAATCATGTGGCAGGCGCGGGGGATAATTCCATACTTAGCGGGCTACAGAATCACTCGGGAACTGATCCGGAGTTTCATCAACCCAGCCGACGCGCGGATCATAAATCTGCCCCGGTGCGCCGCCCTCAGGTGCGCCCTCTTCGCCGTAACGGTACTGGCGACCACCAAGAGCTTCCTTCTCCCACTGCTCACGCATAGAGTCAGCAGGGTTCGGCTTCACCTCGGACACATGATCTGGTGCAGGCTCACCTACAACACCGCGAGAGATAGCTTCCATTGCCTTGTAGAAATCTACTTCCTCTACAGCTTTGGAAACAGCTTCACCAACATGCGAATCAACAGCATCAGACACGATACCCTCAGTATGCGCTTTCTCACCAACAGCGTTGCGACCAAAGAAGTACGCAGTAGCGCCAAGGATCAGAGTAGAAATAGCAGCCTGGACTTCACTAGGCAGCTCGATACCAGCACGGTTAGCAATGAAGACGAGAATAGTCATCACAGCACCAACCATAGCAACGCCCATAGTTGCGGTCTTAGTTACGTTTCCTGCGTAACGTTCATTGTTCATAACATTTTTCCTTATCTCAGTATTAGTTAGGGAAGTTGCGGTACATAGCCTGCGCGTCCTGATCGAACTCAGTCTTGCGTGCATCACCCTGTGCCTCATCAGAATACCCAAGAAGCTTACGCAAGCCTGAAGCCAGCGAACCGTCCTTCATGCGGTGCGGGATACCCACACGGAACTGATTGAACAGAACCTTCACCATGCGCACACCTGCCCAGGTGTTCTGGTCGATCTCTCGCACAGCTTCAGCGAGGGTGCGTCCACCAAATTCGGGTCGCTTAGTGTTGAAGAGTACTTCTTCTAGTTCTTGCTTGGTTGCCATATCAAACCAATCTTTCTGAGAGCTTGCGCCCCCGTTGTAGTATTGCATTGCGCGGCGTGTCATCTCGCCCTTGCTCCATGTCCCAGAGCACTCTGTGGAGAACCAGTCACGATGCTCAGTTAGCGGGATGATACGCCCTTGCTCGCGCCAAATATCAGCGATACGCTCAGCAACAGTATTCATGTCACCCTCGCTCATACGCGGGTTACATTCAAGCGTGATACTCTGGGCGTTACCCTTAGCATTCCCGTTAGCCCATGCCGCAGCAGAATGATCCACAATGCAGCCGACGATGCCGTCAGAGATAACCTCATGTGCGCTCGTGCCAACAGTAGGAGAATCACAGAAGAACGACATGACCTGCTCCCAGGTCTGCCCCCATTCCGGTTTACCCCACCAATGCAGAGTAATATTCGTTATAACACGCGGGTACCCGAATGTTGCCTGAACCAGGTAGCCAGGCGTGAAGTTCTTCGCGTCACGGTTAGTCACATATTTATAAGCCACTACTAGCCTCCTCTCTTAGCGGCTCGCACAACCGGCAAAACGCCAGTTTGCGCCAACAATATATTATCAACACGCTCACGCTCATGCCGCATCTCAACCCGCACACCCTCAATATGCGTACGCAGCTGAGAATGCTCCTCCAACCCGTCAGAGATAGCCTTGCTCAACTCGCGCTGCTTCTCACCCTGGCGCGACTGCTCAGCAAGGATAAGGTCTAGCCTGTCGCGCATATCGTCCAGGTCATCACGCAAATTCGTTCCGTGATCGTTTTTTACCTGGTGCTTAGCTATCTCAACATCCTTGCTTACGACGTGCACTTTCTCCCCAACAGTGCTAACCTGCTCAGATAATGTTGACAGCTTGCTGCTAACAGCCTTGTAAATATATATTCCTGTCGTACCTGATATGACTATCGCGGCAGACATGACAACGAGCGCATCCACCACAGGATGCCCAGTTTTAGGCAATTCAATGTTCACCCATATTCCCCCTTTTTTTGTCGCCTGAATTATACCGCTAAAACATGGGAATACTTGAATAAAAAACTGCACCCGCACTAAACATATAGTGCAGGTGCAGCATATACTCAAGGTAAGCTATGACGCATCATAAAACACACCTGTAATCTCCCCCCAAGTACCACCATGAAGCTCAATACCAGACGAAGCACGCAAAGTGGAGTAAGGGAACCACTGTAGCCGCTCGCGCGACCCATCAGCACGAACAACCGAGAAGACCATGATATTACCCTCACGCTTCAACTCAATACCCTTGTCTCCTGGTTTTACGTCGCGGTTCTCATAACCGCGAGACTCAGTATTCGACCAGCGCATATCATACCCAAACGAAGCGTTTATATACTCGCGCCCGCTACCATCCGATTTAGGTGCAGTAGAAACAGCACGCTTCTCAATAGTGATAGCCGACAGCTCCCACGTGTCACCGCCACCATTAGTAGAAGCCTCATTCTTAGCACCTTCACCAGTCCACGAAATGACAGCATACGAACCATCATTCACAAACAGACCAGTCGGTGACGCAAGATACTGCTTCTGGATAGGCGCGTTATTTGGTGCTTCCAAAGGTTCACCTGTCTTGCTCGACACGGGACGCTCGTAAGACCTTGCCTTACCATCTGGCGTTTTCAGCCCGGGTGCCCAGAAATATTCACGCAGCACACCAGTTTTAATGTCGCCGTCTTTCCAACCACCATGAGCCCAAGTGAACACCCACTGAATAGGCTTCTCCCCAGGCTTAAGTACTTCTGCTGCCTGATAGCTCAGTTGAGCCCAAACAGAGTGCTTCTCACCCTTCACGGCGCGAACCTGGATAATACCAGACTGCCCCGACCTAACAGTGAACACGTGACCCGGTTGAGCAGATGCGGGCGAAGACCCATCAATAGCGATCTGGTAGCCAGTAGCACCAGTCACAGTATCCCAAGTAACCATCAAGCTTGTGCCACTAGCCTCAACACGCAGTCCGCTAGGCGGAGGAACATTATCAGCATCAGCAACATGACCATCGTTACCGCCCGCTTGTTCTCTTCAACCAACAGCACCAGGTACGATGCCGTAAATATGTGTGCCTGCACGAACCAGGATAACCAGCCCACTAGCAGGAGCAGCACCATTCTTAGTCTGCCACGTCACACCCTCAGGGTGAGTAACATTATCCAGCAAGAAGAACCAAGCAATATCCGTATCCTCAGGTATAGAATACGCACGATTATTCACAACCTGCACAGTCTCTAGCCGGGAGACACGCTGCTCAAACGGCAGAACGCCTTTCACCCATGATTTCGTATCCTGAACAACCCAATCAGATGGCGCAAAGTCGTATGGGTTATCTTCTGGTTCATCCTCGCTACCTGCACCGACAGAGAACTTCTGATCTGTCGCGTACAAGTGCCCAATGTTGAACTTCTCAGCAGTCGCAAACACGGCATCAATATTATCTTTAGTGACACCATGAATAACATGCCAAAACCGCCACGAAGGCATAGTCTTATAGTGGTCTGGGTGAATAAACTTCGTTTCCGGGTCAATATATTTCGACGCGGACGACTCGTAGGTGATAGCAACGTCGCAGGCTTCCATCATCTCAGGCACGGTATTAGAGCCAGGATTAATAACGATCAAAACATCCTGCCCAAGTTCCTGCTTTAGGCGCAGATACAGGCGCTTGTACCAGGGGATAACCTTCTTCTGACTATCAGACCAACCGTTAGGTGCCTCGTCAATAAAAATTGCAACCTTTTTGATCTTATCTTTGCCCTTGTACCATGCAACAATATTCTTTGCCTGCTGCACGATCCTGTCAAAGGTCGCACGCTCGACCTTATCCATTGTCACGTTCAGATTTTTGCGCACCTCTTCACGATACGCAGCGTCTGCTTCCTCAGCCATAGCACCGAAACGTGAAGACAAGTAGAAAGCGCACCATTTCGCGCCAGCAGCCTCAGCGAGCATACCCTGCTTCAGAAAGTTATCGTCTACAGCATCTCCCCATTCACCAGATGCCTTATCCAGGACAACGATACCGAGAGAGGAACCAGTATTTAGCAGCTTGCGCCACTCTGACCCTTTCTGTGTGTTTTCATTCCAGAAATCAGGCCACCAGTACGACGTAGCAGATATATTCCGGTCAGCAAACCCGTAATTCTTATCACCAACACCAAGCTCACGCACAGTATTAGCGACAATATTAGGTATTTTTGAATTATAATCACGGGCTATATCAGTCTTAGCGGCATCTATCTTACCGTCAATCGTCTGATCTACAGAACCCAGCGTCTCAGACACAATATTAGTCCGTGCCTGTTCGATACCTTCACTGATTTTCGTGTCAATAGTACCGCTAACCGACTCTGCTGCAGCCTTGACAATGTCTCCCTTAGCCTGCGTGATACCATCGCTAATCTTCGCAGGCAGGGCGCTAGTCACAGACTCAGTAGCCGCCTGCACAATACCAGGCTTAGCCGCCTCAATCTTAGAATCAATCGCAGAACCAGCAGTACGAAGAATATCACCCTTCAACACCTGCGACTTAGACTCGAAAGCCGAGTCAATCTTAGGGGTAACAACAGACTCAATCTTACTGTCGATAGATGAATTGACAGACTGCACAACCTCGTCCTTGATCGACGCAGATTTTTCTGTAATTACAGAAGAAACCTTAGACTCAATCGTAGGAGTGACACGCTCATCAATCTGCCGCGTAATCTCACTACCAGCAGCAGCCTGCACGGCAGTAGGCAGCTTCTCATTCAGCTGTGACTCGACCACAGTAGCCGCCTGGGACTGAATCATTCCAGGAACAGTAGCCTGAATACGCTCGTCAGCCACAGTACCAGCATGTTCACGCACGCCAGATTCAACAGCTGCCGGGATAGTAGTAGACACAACCGGGGCGATAGCATCAGCCACAGCAGATTGCACACTATCCTTAGCCGCCTGCACAGCCTCAGACTTCACAGCAGCTACCTTCTCGGTAGCCACCTGCTCAGCAGCCGCACGAGCAGACGCAAGCGGACGACCCGTAAGCGCCCCGCTCTCATCCGCAATAACCAGACGGTTCAAACCATTTATAGCCAACGCTATACCTCCTCAATCCGGGCGGTACCGTCGCCGTTATCAACGACACGGTAATCACGCGGCGAACCGCCACCACCCTGCTCAACATTCCGCACATTACCCCTACGGTAAGGTGCCGCAAAAATCTCTGCAATATCCAGAGAATCACCCGCCTGCACAGTAAACACAACCGGGTCACGCGGGATAACACCACCATCAGTATAAAGACGAGCGTGCGCCTCCCACGACCACCAAGCCGGTGCATCCTGCACAGACTCAGGCGCAAGCAACCTAATATCACGCTCACCCCCATACGACAGGTACCCGCTAGAATCCAGCTCAGCCGTCACCTCAACAGGAAGCGACGTAACCGACCCAGACACCACAAGGCTAGTAGGACGAAAAATGATCTTCCCTCGCAGCGGGCGAGCATTCCCACCCACAGGCGCAGCAGGATTCAAAAACCTACCGCGAACAGTCGCATAACCCATATGCTAACTCCATCTCTTTAGAAGACACGGCATGTAAGCCGCGTCTGATTATCAGCCGGAACATGCGTCACGCCAGTAATCAGAATATTCAACTCGCCACCACTAGGCAGCTCGACAATATACGTCTCCCCAATTTTAATATCCGGACGGAAAAAAATGGTAAGACTAGGAATCTGAATCTGCGACTTAGCCATAGCTGCAATATCCCGCGCAATCGCATGAGCATTATTCTGCGTATCACCCCAAGATCCAATATCAAGCTCCAAAGCGGGCATTTTTTGGGCAGTAGGCGTAGCGGCAAAGCTCGCTATATTCCTGTTTTTACTAAAGTCAATCTTTAGCCCGCCACGAATAATAGGTGTAGGCTTGCCTGCCATGTCTTCCAGTATCCCGGGCGCTTCACGTATCGTAGGTAAGCGAGCTACGATAGGCGCGTTGCTTTGCAAGTTCCTTTCGTGTAGCACCCATTGCCAGGGGGTTATGTCGCCCACGTATTGTTCAAAACTCCCCTCGGTCACCCCTGCTTCCCACATAAATTCTCCAACAGAGCCGTGGTATAGCTTTCTTAGTGTCTCGTCATATTTAGGATCTGCGCCCCATCTCTTTTGCGGATTTACTAAAAGGTAGAAGAAGTCGTAATTTAATTCCGTGTCTGTCTCAAACCATTCCTCAGTATCAGCAGGAGAGAACCAGGTCGTGCGTATCTCTCCTGGCTCAAGAGAACCACCTGAGCCTTGCCAAAGAGTCACAGGAGCATCATTACCAGTTGACCCCATACGCGACCACTCAGCAATGTTATACGAAACGTTCACAGCAGAAGCAAGTTTGGTTGAGTCCTGGGTAACATCAACACTAATTATTTCATCAGCATCAATACGCATCGTAGGCTTATCCTTGATAATGCGCGGAACATTCACAATATTCAATGCACCGTCAGCGTCATGCCACATCATGCACGAAAAATACTCAGCCACCTCTTCCAACACCTCCCTAGCCACACGCCCACGCACAGACCGCGTAAATTGTAAAGATAGGGAATGTTCAGGTGTCGCAACACGCGCTAAGGCACGATCCTGAAAAGGCAAATCACCATTCAGTAGAAGCACATCAGCAATATGCCCGCCCTGCGCCGCGTAAATCTCGACAGCATAAATGGTGCCACCATCACGCAAGCGCGTATCAGGCAGGCTACCAAGAGCGTACTCACCGTTCTCTTGGTCTACACGCCACTTATTGCCATCGATTTTCAGTTCAAATCTCGCACCTGGTGCGAGCTTCATATTCTTCTCGACAGTATCCAGCGCGATAGACCCATCTGCAAGGATGCCAAAGCGTGCAGCGTCTCTCTGCCCGCCCTTTTCGCAATAGATATTGACCCAGGTGTCACCAGACCTGCCGTGGCTGTTTTTCCCGCGCAAGATCAGCGGGCGACCCTTAGAGTAAGTCTTATTATGCCCGTTAGCCGTCTCATAGGTGGCATGCCCCCTAGTCAGGTATGCCGTTCCCTCACCATGATAGAAAGTGAATATAGGCGTACCCACATCACCCCACTTGGAGCCACCGGATGCGCCAATAAGCTGCCCATGCCCGCGCCGCCAATTACACATGAAAGACCCCTGCAACGGGGCATAGAGAAGCACCTGCCTGTTCTCGTCGAGAGGCAGCTTAGACTTCGCAGCAGGTGAGTATCCGCATTGCTCCAAAATATCCCAGATAAAATATGACAGCGAAACGTTGGGGTAGAAACGCTTATTATCTGTGCGGCGGCGACCAGGCATAACATAGGCAAGAGGAAGCACCTCAACGACCTTAGACAGATTGTCGATATAGTCCACACACTCAGTCACCAAACCGCCGGTAGATGAGTCAATCTTATTAGAAGAGACACGCCCCGTAAAGACCTTGGAATAGTACTGTCTCGTGTTCGACGCAGGCGACTTATGCAGGAAAATCTCAACCTTATCACCAAGATACGGGATGCTGTATTTATCCGCAAAATTCGGGCGATCAGCCGAAACAGACTGACTAACAAAATCAGGTGTCGCACCCATAGGCAAATCCCATGTGATAGTCGCACCCGAGTTAGAGAATCCATCATTAGTTGCGAGCCTACCCGCAGCATCTTTAGAAGCAGACTGGTGGATAGTCACCTCGTGCATGCCCTTATCTACGCCATCGACTCGCACGGATGCGTTGATAACAGCGACGCCGTGCTTCGCTATCTCTGCTTCTGTTTTTATAACCTGTGGTGGTGGAAAATCAGACCTCACTATACAACCTTTCCTCTACCAGCGCCAACCTCAATGAATTTGCATTGGTATTCGTATATCGGGGGTAGCCCTTGCATGCCGCGTAGCTTCTGCGAAGACAGCTCAGACAGCGCAACATTCTGTATACACCTACCTGGAGTCCACGGCTTCATATCCCTACCAGTAGTTAGGCATGGGTAACCAACGTCACCTTTTATGGCGGTTACGGAAATGTGGATAGGATTATTCTCAGGCACGAACCAGATAGACTTACGAGTCGGGAAAATACCATCAGCACCAGAACGCTCAAGAGTATATGTCGCATCCTTATTACCCGACATCTTCCAATGAATCTGGATAGAAGACCCAGGCGAAAGCACAGCACTAAAATTATATTCCTGCCTACCAAACGGCATAGGCTGCTGTTCCACAATACGCACCGGCGACTTTATCGTGTACAAGTCGCGATAAAAAACAGCATCGTCATTCTCTTCAAAATCGCCACCCGCACGCACAGAGCCACCATTCACCGACGCTGGAAGCATTATAGAATCACGCTCAGTAAGCAGGTTCTCCACCTGTGCACCAGCAGGAAAGATAGTCATCGGATAGTAAGTGCTCAGGCTATTCACGTCATATGCAGCATTCATGAGCATCATTTCAACTTTCTCACGATCCTTGCCAGCTACACGAAACGTAACAGCAAAATCTTTTAGAGCCTGAGGGCGACCGTAGAAAGAGAAACGCCGAGCACCAGTAGCAGACTGTTGTACCTGGCGGTTAGCGAACGAGTAGTTCACCTGCTCTGTAGAGCCACCTCGCACCTGCATAAAAGAGGCTTGCTGCCCAATCATCATAGGATACGACATCCGGGTTACCTCCTAGCCTGCAACGTGGTAGAGCGCATCGTGCCGTAAAACTGTCGCCCATCAATATTCACCATAGGTCGCCAATTCGACAGCGCCTCGACTATCTGATTATACAGGTCAGGCGACTGTGCAGGGGCAACAAATTCGCGCCGCCCCGAAACATGCCCGCCACTAGAGAAGCCACGCACAAAATCGCCTGAATTGATGCGCTCCAGAAGTCCGCGGTGCTTACGTGTTGCATCAGCGTTAACAATGAACTCACCAGACCTCACCATGAGAGGCGAACCAGCATCAGTGACAGCAGGTACATTATCAGTCCAGCGTGACAATGGTTCACGCCCAGGAATCAGACCACCAGAAGCGAACCCAGGAACAGCACCACCATGCGCAAACCAGCTTCGGTTACGGCGACCCAGAGTCTTCTTGACGGAATCAACCATTTTCCGTTCAAAAATCTGTGTGATTGTAGTAGTCTTCTGGCTAGGTATGCTATTCAGGTTATTTTTGTAGTTATTGATATTACTGTTGGCGACACCTGTCCGGGCATTCGCAGTCGTATCAACCCTACCAGGAACACTATTAGCTTTATTTGCCAAAGCACCTAACTGCCCGAAAGCCTGCCCAGTATTAGCGTTAGCCGTCGTATTAGTCCATGCAGGAATACTATTAGCACTATTAATAACACCATTCAACGCGCTTGTAGCCTGCTCCGTATCAGCATGCGCGTTAATATTCACGTTTCCATTTGTCGCGTCTCCAACCTCACGCAAATACTTGAGCTTACCTGTAGCCGCATCCACACCAAACACCTGGGTGCCGATAGTAACTTCACGTGGCATACGCTCAATATCATTATTCAGCGAAGTCATAACACGGGCAGCTGTAGTATCCGCCCAAGTATTAATATCCACACGATCCGGGATAGCGTAAATAGACCGCACCAGGTCGTCAGCTTCTTGTGAGGTGAAGCCCATCTGATAAGCCGACTGACGCAACGTATCAATCACACCGTGGATATGCGCCTTCACAGCCTCATAGTCGCCACCCTGACGAGCCACAGCAGAAGAAGCCTGAATACCTTGCTGTGCCATGTCAACGAAAGCCGCATTAAGTTTCTGCCCTGCCTTCGTGGTCTGATCGAAAGTACGTGTCTGCCCATCCCACGCAGCACTATTCTTGTTGATAGCGTCTTTCAGATCGTCCATAGACTTGTAATAGTCAGCCATGTTCTTAGTCGAGTCAGCAAAACCGCCACCGAGCATTTTCAGACCCTTATCGAGGTCTTCAACAGCAGAGCCAGCACCCTCAACAAACTTAGCCATCTCCTGAGCCTCACCAGAAAGCCCCTGCATAGCCGCAGCACCCTCATCTAGCGAGTTCTTCTGAACCTCAAGAGAGTGCTTCAATTCGTCATGCGCACGGGTAGCATCAGCCAGCTTAGGCGGGTACTCACCTAACATAACCTGGTATTTCTCTTCATCAGTCAGAGAAACATTCAAGGAAGATGCGTAATTCTCGACAGCTTCTTTCAGCTTCGGGAACGCCTGCATGTACTCCTGGGCAGTGTACTTCGCGCGACCTTGAGCCTCCGATGCAGCGTCGGTTTCACGCACGATCGACTGGAATAGCTTTTCGGCTTCACCGCGGTTCTCGGAATACAGTTGTCCTAGCGCTTCGTCCAGGTTAGACACGGCTTCTTTTAGTGCGTCTGCACCGACCTTAGCGCCAGCCGTGTGGGATACCCATTGAGAGAAGCCTTCCATCGCGTCGCCAGAATCAGCTTTCAGCTTCACGAGTGCTTCACCCAGCCCGTTCACCTTGGGCACCTGGTCTTCTAGCCCTAGGAACGCCCATGTGGCTTTACCGCCCATGTCCTTAAACTTCTGGTTCACCTGGTCTAGGTTGCCGCCAGTGTTCTTCAAAGCGCTGTTCATGCTGTCAAGTGATGGTGCCTTGTACTCTGTGTTCGCGGCGCTAACGAATAGTACGATACCTTCTGCTGCGAGCGCGGCGGTACCGGCGATCTTTCCGAGGGTTGCACCTAGCCTCCCGAGCTTTGAGCCTGATGCGGCGGCAGCTGCGCCTTCTGTTGATGCGGCAAGCTCTCGCGTTGAAGCTGATGCGGTGCGGGCGGACACAGAGAATGAAGCAAGCGTGGCTTTCATGGTCTGGTAGGCAGTAATGAATTTAGCAGCAGCAGCCACACCAAGCAATGCTACGCCAGTGAGACCTACCACGGTAAGGTTCACGGCAAGGAATGACGGCGGCAGCTTACCCATGAAATCGAGCAGACCTGTAGCCATCTGCACGAGTCCACGGAAGAAATCAGACAACCCACCAGACGAGCTAAGGATGATGGTGTCAATCGCGCCGCCAAGCTTCTCAATATCGCCGGCAAGGTTGTTCTGCTGGATAGCCGCTGTAGACGCAGCATAGCCCGCATCGTTGGTTTTATCAATCCAGCCTTGTATTCCTTCTTGCCCTTGGGTGTAGAGCACGTTGGCGGCACGCACAGCATCAGACCCGAAAATAGTTGCGAGAGCAGCATCACGCTGAGCAGGGGTGAGATTCTGCAGCCCACGCTTCAAATCTCCAGCAACAGCGGTAATACCCTTGAATTTACCTTCAGTATCATAAAGCGAGATGCCATACTCAGCCATGAGACCAGCCGCCTCTTTAGACGGGTTCTGCAGCTTCTGCAACATGACCTTAAACGAAGTACCAGCATCCGATCCGACCAGACCAGCAGACGCGAACGCAGCCAGCGTACCCGTAGTCTCCTCAATAGAAAGACCAGTCTGCGCAGCCACAAGACCAGACTGTTTCAAAGCATAACCAAGATCACCAACCGAGCCTTGCGCCTTACCAGCACCAGCAGCCAGAAGGTCAGCCACATGCCCAATATCAGAGCCTTTCAACCCGAACTGAGTCATAGCGGTAGCCGCAAGCTCCGCAGCCTCCCCAACCTCAATATTGCCAGCAGCAGCCAATGCCAAAGCACCATCAAGACCACCAGAGAGAATGTCCTTAGTCTCAACACCCGCCTTAGCCAGCTCCTCGATACCGTTAGCAGCCTCAGACCCAGAGTACTTAGTATCCGCGCCAGCCTTCATAGCCGCCGTGCGCAGCTTCTCCATATTCCCAGCAGTCTCATGCGTAGCAGCCTGCACAGCCGACATAGCCTTATCAAAGTCAGCGTACTGCTTCACTGCATATGCGAAACCAGCCGTAAGAGCCGCACCACCAATACCCGCGCCCGTCGAGATGCTGTCCAGTGCCTCACGGTTCGACAGAATATTCTTCGCCAACGTCCGCGCCTCATTCCCAAGGTCACGGAAATACCCGCCAACACTAGAAACCATAGCCCGCCCACGATCAGCCATAGCCCCAAACGCGCCAGCAACAGAATCCTTAGCACTAGAGAACGCAGCACGAATACCCGTAGTCATAGAGTTGTACATCACAGCAGAACCAAAATTAGAGTTCTTGAACGCATTACCTGCCGCAGACGCAGCAGAAGACACACTAGACCTAACAGCAGACGCATAATCCCGCCACCCAACACTAGCGGTACGAGACGCACGCTCCATTACACCGGTAATACTGCCCGCGCTTGTTTTGGCGGCTTCTGCTGCTTCTCGGTATGCGGCTTTTTCGGCTCGGGTCATGCCGCTTATTACGCCTACGCGTTCGCGTGCTGCGGTTGATGCTGCGGCGGCGGCGGCTCGTCCTGCTTCGCGTGCTGCTGCTGCGGCTGATTGGGCAGAGCCTCGTACTGCTTCGGTTTGTGCTGCTTTGGCTGCGTTGGCTGTTGCTTTGGCTGTTTCGCGTGCTGCTTGGTTGGCTGCGTTGCGTGCACTGTTTGCGGCGGCGGTCACGCCTGCTACGAAGTTCTTGGTGTCTGCTCGTAGCTGGATGGTTACGGTTTGGGCTGTGTTTGAGCTTCCACCTCTTGAGCGTGATCCGCCGGTTCGTGCCATGCTAGTTCTCCTGGGATTCTTCTTCGGCTAGTTGTTGCTGCCATTCTAGCAATTCTAGGTAGGCTGGGTCTTCGGTTGCGTCGTATGGTTCTGGGACGAGTATGTCACCGGGGCGTGGCTTGTAGTCTTCCCGCTGTGTGATTTGCTCGACAGCTTCTTTAGCCTTACATGTGTACGTTTCTACCTCGAATTGCGTGTGTCCTTCACGACATTTCTTACGTGGGTTGCCACACTCGGGGCATAGCTCTGCTTGGTAGATTTCCCACCCTAGCGCGGCTGTCATGTCGCGGTCTGTCCAGTCGCGTGTGCTGTCGCCGAGTAGCATCGCGGATGGGGGTTTGCCCCAGCGGGCGGCTGCACGCATTACGAGTACAGCGCCCGCGTTTTCTTCTTCGGTGAGGCTATCGGCGACGAAATCGGGGCGACACCTCTAGGGTGGCTTCGGCGGCGCGGGCTTCGCCGTAGGTTGAGAGGCATTTTACGAATTGCCCGCCGAGCGTGTCAGCGAGTTTCAGCCACTGGGATGCGGCAAGTGACTGCCCTTCTAGGGTTGCGGTTAGCTGGAATACTCGCGCCCACCAGGTAAGGTCTTCGGTGTCTACTTCGTCTTTTCCGGTGTCTTTCTTCCAGTCCTTGTTGATTTCTTTCAGTTCGGCATCATTGAGGACACGGGTACGGAAGGTAGCAGTCTTAGCGTTATTGGTGATTTCTTCCACCTGTTCGTAGAGTCCTGCTAGTTCACCTTCAAGAGATTCAGAGGCGACGGTTTCCATGTCGTCGCTCTCACCCTCGGCGCGCAGAGCCTCTAGCTTTTCGATCTGTGCTTCTACCTCTGCAAGGTCTGCTACATCGTCAGGGTTCAGCAGAAGAACGGTCTCGCGGTGCAGCTTGTATTGGTCTGCTCCGGACAGCCATTCGGAAAGATTGAAAGCGTTTTCAGTAGCGTTCTTAGCCATTTTGGTTTTCTCCCTCATCTGGTGGTGTGATGGGTAAAAAAATATTGGGCACCTCCCCCAACCACCATAGGGGAGACACCCAATATTGTATCACTCACTCACTCAAGACACATTACTATGCTACCACAGAAATAAACTCGCGGAAACCAGTAACCTGGCACTTGTGAATGGTGCGGATATAACCAGAGGTTCGGTCTGCCGCCTCGTTCACAGGGTGCGGCTGGTCGAAGGAGCACGCGTAGATGCTGATTTCGTCACCTTCTGCGAAAGGCTCGTAGTACGGCTTGTTGGTGTGACGGGTGACAACATACGCCTCGGTGCCCTTGTTCTTGAGCATCTGGAAAATCTTGTCACGCACCGGATCAAATTTACCGCCGTTAGCGCCTTCCTGGAAGTACCGGAAGATAGCAAGCTCGACCTCAGCGTTGGACTGCCCCCATGCTTTCGCGTTGGTGTCCTCACACACAGCAGCCATGCCGTCAATAGTCTCAGAGTCGGTAGACCCAATCTTGGTCTGAGACTTGATAGCAGCACACGAAATGTCTAGGGCGGTAGTCGCGTTCAGCTCAGCTACCTTCGGCTTGTCCATAGAAACAACGCCACCCATAGGAATAAGCATCAGTTTCAGTTTAGCACCCGCGTAGGTGCGCCCCGGCGAAGAATCAGCCATTTTTAGTCCTCCTCAGACTCAGTGTTAGTGTACTCGTATTCTACTGGCTCTGCTGGTTCCTGATCGCGTTGTGACGGCGGAACCTCAAAACCAAATAGCTCAATGTAACTGGCTGGCACATATGCGAGACGCTTAGTCTCGGGGTGTACTAGCCACATAAAATTATCCAACATTACCCCCTAGGTATGGTAATAGTGTACGTCAATGGTGTGTACAGGCGTGCAGGTGTAACCTCAGAATCGGTTAGCATTACCTGCCCTTGCGCTGCCGCCCAGTCCAGGTTAGCGTAGCTGTCGCCCATGATCTTTGTTGTTGCGAGCCGGTCACGCACAGTATCAGTGAGAGCGTAAAGCTCGTGCGTGGTCTGGGCGACACAGGTGACGGTGAAGTCCACGGTAAGCGAATTATTGTCAGGTGTACCGCACAAACCAACCATGTCCTCATACCCTGCGCCTACACCCATAAAAATAGACACATACGGCTTTATATGGTTCGGTAGATACTCGGGCACACTATCGGGCACAAAGCCTTGGAACACGCTCACATTCTCAATGTCAGATAGTGCGCGCTCGATAGCCTCAGCAAGCTCGATCGTGATACTCACAGCTCTACCCCCTCAATAATCGTGGCGACCATATCATCCATAGTAGCTTCAATAGCCGGTCGCAGGTGAGCACGCGGTGCCATTTTAGATGTACCAAACTCAACATACGCTGCATATGGTGCAGCAGAGATAACATCAGCCGCGTTCTTGCCAGCTTTCTTAGTGGTTATTTTTGAGCGTAGAAAACCAGTACGCACGGGGGCACGACGCTTAGCCTCGTCACGCAGTATCTTACCTGCCGCGAGAACATGCGGGGAGAAATCATGCTTAGCTGCCACCTGGAAGGTAACAGCCAGCCTTTTCAAATCTTCCCAGTCCTGCTGCATCATTTCGCGCCTACTCTCTGGTTCTGCATCTCACCGCAGATAAGGTCAATAGACCCAAGTAAGGAACCTGACATAACCTGCTTCACAGTGAAACGCTTACCATGCATACCAGGAATATTAGACGCAGTAACAACCAGCACATGATTACGTAAGCCGCTCTGTAACTCCCACATGCGCAAAGGCATCTGCACCAGGTAATCGCGTGTAGCCGCGTCCTGCACACTACCAGTCACATTATCCGCATACCTATTCAGCTCCTGGATACGACAAGTCACATCCGTAAAGACACGCTTCTCAACCACGCCAGCAAGAGGTGCTTTAGGGTTCACAACTGCAGGTGCGAGCACATCCACCATAGCCGTCATGCCCTGCTCAATAACAGGTGCCAAACGTAGCGACCAGTCACGCGGCACGACACACTGCCTAGAAGTATAGCGAGCCATAACGGCACTCTCCCATCGGCTCAAACCAGGCACCCAGCATAGGGTCACCCTCATCGTGGATACGGTTAGCCTCCGCGTCCAGTGCGTCAGCTTGCGCCCGCAACTCAGCAGCGACAGCCACGCCGTCAACAGACAAGTCCTGTGTCGTAATCTTCTTAGACAGCAGGTTTTCATCTGTCGCCATACGCCGCAACAGGCGCGCCGCGACACGACGCACAGTAACCGCCGCCACCCCAACAGTCTCTAGAGACGCAAGAAGCTCTATGTCCCTGTCAGAGAAAATAGTTTCATGATCGTGAACCTGTTTATCATCGCTCGGTAAATCGTTTACCAGTAGGCGGATCGTGTAAATATCTTCTGCTGTCAGAGACATAGAGCCTCACTCCTCAATTATAGCTTACTTGGTTCCGTCAGATGCGTATGCTGCGTGCGCGAACACAGCAGCCGCGCCGGTGACGTGGCGACCACGGTAAGCGATAGTATCATCCGTGAAGCCACCTTCACGCGCGTCAATTGTGCTGCCGGTCACGGAGATGCCGGTGTTGTTGCTGATGCGCAGGTCAGGTGTTTCATGCCCGACAAGGGTTGCACGCTGGATAGCCGGGTTAGCAGAACCAGCAGCAGGCAGAAGGAACCAGGTAGTGTTCTTCTTGGTGACAGCCGGGTTCAGCTGTGCGAGCTGCGGCACAACCGCAATGTCAATGTTCGACGAAAGGAAGTTAGCCGAAACAGTCTCGGAGTTACCGGACTTTGTGCGGATTTCCTTAGCACCCAGAATCTCGCGTGCCTGGACAGCGAGCGCGGACGGCACGACCAGAACCATGCGCTCGATGTCGATAGCGGAGCCGTGCACGCCGTCACGACCAGACACAGCAGAGTATGCAGCCTTCAGGTTCTCAAGCGACAATGCCTTAGTGTCAGCTGCGGATGCGCCAGAGAAGAATGCCTGGTTGATGCCCTGTGCGTCGAACAGGGTAGAGAATACAACCTTATCTTCGAGCTTTGCTGCACCTGCTGCGAGGCGCTTAGGAATCTGGGTGAGCTTATCCCAGTTCTTGTTTACGACGTCTTCCCAGGTGAAAGGGAACACGCGACCGTACTTGTCGTTCTTGATTTGCACGGTACCAGGCAGCAGGTCAGCAGCCTTGTATTCCTCGGCTTCGTTCACATAAACATAGTCAATGTCGCCCGCAAGAGTAGCCAGAGGTGTTGGGTTGAAGGACGACAGGCGCGTAGTCTGCGCAACCTTCTGCCACTGGGTTTCGTAGCCACGGTACAGGTCAAGCACTTCATACTCGAAAGCGCGACCAAGCAGCGCTGGGAAGTCACTAGTAGTAAGCGCTTCCTGCAAACGTGCCTGCGCACTGTAGCCGCCACGGATGCCATCGCGTAGGATGGTTGCGGCTTCTGCTACGCGCTGGGTTGCCCCGGTGTCGCGCAGCTTGTCGTAGTTTAGAAATTCACTCATTAGAATTTTTGTCCTTTGCTTTAGTCGAATGCTACGCCTACGGGTGCAACCTCAATGGTTGCGCCTGCGGATGCGGAGGTTTGGAGTGCTACACCCCAGATTTTGCCTGCACCAGTGGTAAGAATACCGTCGGTTCCGAGCTTTACGATCGCGCCAGCCTGCACGGTTTCCTTCACGGGCAGACGGTATGACCCGTTGCGCCAGATGGTGACTTTCTGTCCTTGCTCTGCGGTAGTCATTGCTACGCCTGCGATAGCGCCGATGCGTACAGGTTTACCGGATTCGTACTTCTTGTCGGCGGTGAGGGCGATGTGTTCGCCTTTGCCGTAGGATACGTTGATAGCCATGTTTATAGCCCCTTCATGATCGAGAGAATGTCATCCACGGTTGCAGACTGCGATTCCTGGACGTGTGCACCCATGCCATAGACTGGTGAGGTTGCACTCTTAGCAGCAAGCACTTCACGCAGGGATTCCTGCACACGGGTCTCGAACTCATCCTTGCTCAAGGATGCGGCGGACTCGACAAGCATCTTACGCGTCATAGGTGCGTCCACGTTACGGAATGCTTCAGCTACAACAGCTTCAGCATCCTTCTTAGAACTCTCAGCTTGCAGTTCTTCAACCTTTGCTTTCAGCTCATCACGCTCAGCTTTCAGGTCTTCAACCTGCTTCTTCAACTCAGCTACTTCGGGTGACTCAGCCTTAGGTGCATCCTGCACGGGTGCGGGCTTAGCCACAGGTACGCCATCAGCTTCAACAATGTTCGCCATGCCGTCCACCTCTCTACTAGATTCCAGGACGGCAGTAATTTTTCCGCCGCGCCCCGGCTTCGTAACAAAATCAACAGAATCAACCTGCGTAATCTCTTTGATCACGCGGTCTTTTCCAGGGGTCATTATACCAGACGCGTTTATAGAAACGCCTATATACGGGGCGCGCTCACGAATGAAATCCCTGTACTCAGGGAAAATCTTCGCCCGCCCTACAAGCGCACCAGAATCATCAATAACTGGGCGACCATCAATCACACCAGCAAGCTCACGAATGTCGCCCTCGGGGCGGGATGCACGCTCAGAGCCGGTTGCATGATTCATATACATGTGAACAGGCGAATCCCAGATAGGCGACTCCGCGAGCTTCTTGATAGTCTCCGGCGGGTACTCACCAGAACTACCCTTACCTGGCGTAATGATAGTCACAGCCACCAGAGAGCCAGTCGGCTCACCCTCAGCCTCAATCAAATGCACACTAGACATTATTTCCTCCTAGATAAAATGTCAGATAAGTTACGTTGCGTCCAATACATAGAGCCATCATACCAGCGGGCACGCCTCGACAAATCAGACCACGCAATAGACCCATCCGCCAAGCCACGCACAACCTCCATACCCTGAGGCGACGAAGCGACACCAGCAATAGCCTCAACCTGCGAATCGAAATCGAGTGAGTCAAACCACGCACGACCCGAGTTACGAGCGGTAATGTCAGGATACTGACTTAGGAGAGGTGCCATTACGCAGCGGCAATTTGGGTGTGAGTGTAGTTCCCCGCTTAAATGTTTTTCTCCGTGGTGCATGATGCATGATCTGCATGTCCTGCGGTCGAGTTGTGCGACCCATTGCCAGCCTTCGGTTTGGATTTGTTGGGTGAGTGTTTGGGTGGTGCGTCGTGAGGCTTGTTGGGTGGCTAGGTTTATGCCTAGTGTGATTGCGGTGGCTATTTGTGTGATTTTGGTTTTTAGCCCGGTTAGTTTGATTTTTTCTGGGGTGGGTGTGGCTGGTGGTGGCTGGAGTGTTTGTGTTGTGTAGTTTTGGAGGTGGTGGTGTGTGGTGGTTGTGGCTTGGTTTGCTGCGTTTTGGGCGGCTTGGTTGGTGGCGTTTTGGATGGTGGCGAGTGTGGCGGCGTAGGTTGTGAGTGCGGTGTGTTCTTGGTTGCGGCGTGTGTGGCGTGGTGTGAGTGTGCCTAGTGCGGTGATGGCGGCGAGTGTGGTGGTTAGGTTTTGGTGGTTTTGGTGTGCGGCGATGATTAGTGGTTGTGTGGCTTGGTTTTCGATTTGGGTGAGGTCGTCTTGTAGGTTTTGTGCGTATTCTTCTGGTGTCATTTTATTTCTCCTGCGTATGCGGCGCGGATTAGTGCGTCGCCTGTGGTTTCGGTGGTGCGGTGGATGTTTCCGTCTGCGTCGCGGAGTTGGTTTATTTTTTCGTCTGGGTCTGTGATGCCTAGGGCGCGCATTGCGAGTAGTGCGGTTTGGTCGAGTGGGAGTATGCCGAGCTGATCGGCTGTAGTAATTGCGTCAAGCTGTGCCTGGGTAGGCTCTGGCGTAATGTCATCCCAATGGAAGGTGATGGTGCGGGGTGCGTCTTCCGGCAGGTTTCCTAGCGCTTCATGTGTGTCGATGATGTGGTTGATGATGGCGCGGTATGTTTCTTCCCAGGTGCGGCGGCGTGCTTCGATTTCGAGTTGGAGTGGGCGGTCTAGTGTTTCGGCTACTGCGCGGGCGCCTGTCTGCCCAGGGTCGGCGAGTAGCATGGTTACGGGTACGCCTAGGGCTGCGGCGATCATGGCGGCTAGGGGTTTTCCTGATTCTGCGTCGATGGTTGCGCCTGTGTTGGGCATGGTGGTGATTTCTGCGTCTACTAGCCCGATTGCGCCGGGATGTGTTGCGGCTTCTGCTTGCTGTATGGCGCGGCGTGCTTCTTGTACTGCGCGTGAGGTTTTGCCTGTGATGCGGTGGCTTATTTTGCTGATGGCGCGCATGAGTCGCGCCCAGTCTTGCAGGTAGTTTTTGTAGGCGCTTATCCAGGGTGAGGCAGCGAATAGGTCGGGCGTGCCTAGTAGGGACATGGGTATGCGATTTACGGCGTGGTGGTAGATGGGTGTGTTCCAGTCCACGGGCACGCCGTCTACCTCTGCGTAACTGCTTGCTGGCTGGTACCCTAGTGCGGGGTGCCAGGTCTTGACTGTGCGCCCGTCTTGCCAGTGGGAGCGTAGGTATAGTTCGGGGCGTGCGCTGTCTTCCTGCATTGGCAGGATTTTCTCGATATGCTCGATTCCTTCGGTGCGCACTACGGTGCGACCTGTGGCAGGGTCGGCAAATAGCAGGAAGAATATGTTTCCATCCGCTGCTTCCTGTACTCCGAGCACCTGGTGTGCGCTATGCCCAGTCAAAGAGATGCGGTTATCCGGGTCGTCAAGGAAGCCCTGGATAATCTTATTTACGCCGGATTCTTCATCACAGGTTATGCCTATACCCGAGCCGAAAACATATGATGTGCGGATACTCACACCGCGCTTGCCTAGTGGGTCTGCTACAGCGAGCACGCGGCACGTCTCAGCAATATTCTGAATGCCAGACAGGGAGAACTCTGTTTCAGCGGCGGCGGCGATGGAGCGCCATTCTGTGTTTTGTGCCCATGTCTGTTCTAGATCGGCGATTGCTTCCTGTAGGTCTCGGGTGGCTTCTTGTAGCTCTCGGCGCTCACGGCGCGCACTGAAAATACTCATTAGTATGCGTATCCTATCTCATAGTCAGAGTCGGTATAGTCTTGCACATCATCATACCCGCCGTATATCGGGTGGTGGTAGATTTGATTGAGTGCCTGTGTCATAGCGTCCACGGTATCGTCGTGTGCACCAGCGGGGAATTGCCGCATCTCTGTTACCAGCTCTTCCACATTTGGCAGTAGAGCCGGCGACGGGAATAGCACATTTTTCGCGTGAATATACGCAGTAACAGCGTTAGCTCGCACGACCTTACCACCCTCAGGGTTCACAGGAATAATGCCAGGCACACGTGAACGTAGAGAGTCTATGACAGCGGGACCATTCGCTTTATCCTCGACGTACTTTATTGTAGCTTGCGGATATTTCGCAGCCATAGCTTCGATTGCTTCGCAGGTGCGGGTGAAATTCATGCGCTCACGCACCATATCCACAAGATACGCAGTGTTGCCCTCTGAGTACCATGTCTGCCCAACAGCATAATCGGAGCCGCTAGTGTCTTTAAAGGTCAAGTCCCACGACTGCACGAGTAGACCGCCATTTGCAATGCCTGGGAATATGCGTGATCCATCAGGATTAGCTACCCATATTGGCGACGTGTAGCGTGCCAGGTCATCAGATTTAGGGAATATGCCGCCCTCGTCTGGTGCTGGTGTGCCCTGGTATAGTGCTGCCCAAGCCTGCGGGTTAGCGTCACGCTTGCGTTTCTCCCAGTTCGCCCGTGATCTGCCGCGTGCGCTAATCATGAACTCACCAGGTTCACGACCTAGAATGTCAGTCTCACCGTGCGCTGGGTTGTGGTCTGCCTGGGCAGGAATACGTATATACTCCCATTCGCCGGGTTGATTAGCCATTACCTGCCCTGCGAGGTCATTCTCATGCCAGCGAGTAAGTATCATAATTACGGGTGCACCGGGGGCTAGACGTGTGGAGGCTGTAGAAGTCCACCACGACCAGGCGCGACGCTGGTAAGCCTCCGAGCGGGCATCTTCCATACCACGCACAGGGTCATCAATAATCAGCACGTCAGCAGGCTTACCCGTCATGGAACCGCCTACACCCGTGCAGAATAGCGATCCGGTGTTCCCCCGTATATGCCAATAGTGCGCCGCAGACGAATCAGCCGCAAGCTCTATCTGCATTTTGTCGCCGTGCTCGCGTATGTCATTCCTGATCGTGCGCCCCCAGTCAGACGCAATAGCCGCCTGGTATGAGGCAATAATCACACGCTTATCAGGGTCTTTAGAAAGCACCCACTCAGTGAAGCGGCGAGTAGCGCGCTGCGATTTACCTTCCTGGGGAGGCATAGAGATAATTAGCCGCGCGTCCGGCGTATTATAGGCACGTACAAGCGCCGCGTCGATAACATCTAGTGCGGGTGTCTGAACGTTTTTAGGGTCAAGGTCTGCCGCAAGCTCACCGGGGGTAGCCCATGATACGGTGCGTGGGGCTACGGCACGTGCCAGCTCTGAGTAGAATATTTTACCCCTCCTGCGATTCTAAGGCGTGCAGCTCAATAGCGAGCGTATTACGCACAGTAGACTCTTGCTCGCTCGACAAGCCAGCGGAAGCCAGTGCACGTGAAATAGCTGCTGATATGGCAGATACCTTAGCTGCCTCAATCTGAACAATTTTTCCGGCAATATCGTGCTTCATTGCCATATCAAGGAATTTAGCGGTGCGATCCATCGCTTCGCCGTATAGCTGCACCGCAGCGCGTATCTGCACATTTCCGTCAGTGGTGATTCGCTCAATATCTTTCAGCTCATTCACCATCTTGCCTAGCACATCTTTGAAATGGATTGCTTCGGTAGTGAGTCGTTGTAGCTCTATGAGTGGGTCTGTTACACGTGACTCGATAGGCACATCTACGGCTAGTGCGCCTACTTCGCGGCGCACTTTCTCCTGTACGATGTATCGGGCGTAATTTAGCTTCGCAGCCTTTTTGATTTGCGGCGCAGACCCGCCATGTTTGCGGCATACCGTCGTTCCTTTCACAGCGTAGCTTCGGCAAGGGTTTCCTGTCCTACGGCTAACAGCCGTGCATTTCATCCCCTGGTACCACTCTTTTTTGCTAGTCATAATGCAACCTCCATGTATATTATACATGGAGGTTACAACGGGTTGTTTAGTCTAGACAAAATTGGATTTTAGCTACATTTATTAAAGCCTTATAAATTTTCCCATGCACATTATCGCTGTGAGTAGACTCCACCGCATCCAAAAATTCGCTAATAGTCCCGGTAAAACACCCTATATTAACCCTAACCAATATTTTATTGTCTTTATGGATAGTCAGACACCCTCGCTCACTACCAATATCTGACACAGCAATAATATCCATCTGCCCAGATACCCGTGCGTCGTCAGATACCCACGCGTCGTCAGATACCCGTGCGTTGCCAGATACATGTGCGTTGCCAGATACATGTGCGTTGCCAGATACCCGTGCGTTGCCAGATACATGTGCGTTGCCAGATACCCGTGCGTTGCCAGATACCCACGCGTCGCCAAATACCCGTGCGTTGCCAGATACATGTGCGTCGTCAGATACCCGTGCGTCGTCAAATACCCACGCGTTGCCAGATACCCACGCGTCGTCAAATACCCACGCGTCGTCAAATACCCACGCGTTGCCAGATACCCACGCGTCGCCAAATACCCGTGCGTTGCCAGATACATGTGCGTCGCCAAATACCCGTGCGTTGCCAGATACCCACGCGTTGCCAGATACCCGTGCGTTGCCAGATACCCGTGCGTCGTCAAATACCCGTGCGTCGTCAAATACCCGTGCGTTGCCAAATACCCGTGCGTTGCCAGATACCCGTGCGTTGCCAGATACATGTGCGTCGCCAAATACCCGTGCGTTGCCAGATACATGTGCGTCGCCAAATACCCGTGCGTCGCCAAATACCCGTGCGTCGCCAGATACCCACGCGTCGCCAAGCTGCTCCAGGTTTTTATTAGATTCTATATACCCTCCAAGGTCTCCGAGGTCTACATCCCCAAAGGGCTTTATGGCGCGAACCCTAAAAAGGGTCACATCATTTACTGAAATGGAATCTTCTTCTACAATCTCATACTTTTTGCCGGTGTAGGTTGCCTTTTCCATTTTTCTTTCCTTTCGTTGTGTAGCCCTTCCTGGCTACATTTATAGTATAGCCCCCTCTACCGACTAAAACAAGCCGATAGAGGGTGATACTAGACACATCTAATCTTGATGAATTTCCCCACCATTAGATGCTGCTTGCAACTCCAATAGTCGAGCTTTAGCTTCCATCATTGCAACCTCTGCCTGCATGCGCTCAGTCTCAATACGCATAGCATCAAGCTCAAGCTCGCGCCTTTCACGAATCGCAGCTAGTGCGGTTGCGCGCCGCTCCTCGGCAGACCACTCAACGATTCCAGCCAGTTCACGCAAAGCTGTTTTCAGCCACATCTTCTCAGGGTATTTCTGCCACGGCGAGAACTTGCTACGTGCAGTCTGTGACGCATCCATAGCCGCCTGAATACGATCATTTCCAACCTGCACCACAGGTGATATACCGCCACCTGCAAGGTCGTTGTATTCAACCCATGCGACAGCTTTTACTAGCTGCCCGCGTTCATCATCAGGCGCACGCATGTATTTAGGCGATTCGTCTACACCCTCTACGTACTCGAACTTGTCGCCCTCGCGCACAGCTATTCGGTGAATATTTTTCGCATACCCAGCACGGCGGATAAGCTCAACCCAACCTTTGTAGCCAATATCCGCCACGATTTCGCGACCGCGAGGCACAAAATAAATTTCATCCGTGCCAGGCGTAAGACCATAGCGCGCTGACTTCTGTAGCATCACTGTAAGCTGCAAAGGATCATTCAGCGCCAAAGATACAAGCTTAGGGTCATTGCGGATTACCAATGATGCGGCTGCAAGCCAGTCGAGTACATCACTCTGCATGTGCTTTGGCATTGCGGCTGCAATGAATTCTTTTTGCGGCTCGATTACTTTCTTTTGCAGGTCGCGTATGGCGATCTGGGTTGTGTTTTGATTGCGTGAGATTTGGTTTCCTGGCTGTGGTTGTACCATTTTCTGTTTCCTGTCTTTCTGAGTGGATGCTTATAGCATTGATTCGTATGCGTGGGTGAAGAATTTTTCTGCTGATTCTTTTGAGCAGGATACTGATTCTTCGTATTCCTGATTTGCCAGCATAGGGCTGTTCGCCTCAGCTAGGATTTCGCCGAATAGCAGATCGCGTATCTCGGATTCTTGCACCTCATAGTCGTCTACTAGGATTACGCGCCCCTGCATGGTTAGTTCAATGTGTGTTGCGGCTGGATCGTCGCGTTCTATTATCAGGTGGAAGCCTACGCCTTCTTTGGTGATTACCCACCCGTGCATGATGCGGTTGCGTACTTCCCAGATGATTTTTCCTTTTTCCATTTTTCTTTCCTTTCGTTGTGTAGCCCTTCCTGGCTACATTTATAGTATAGCCCCCTCTACCGACTAAAACA